CAGGAAGGTTGATCTAGATGACGTAACTCGCACATAGCTGGACGGCGTGCGCGCTATCGATGGCGACGAGCAACTGAGCCGAGGCGACAAAACGAAGCGCCTGACGCGGCTCGCCGATCGCATCAAAAACGGTCTGTATGAGGATCGCCGCCGGAAGGACGCGGACAAGCTGGCGCCGGCCAGCTACCGCCGTTACCTGACCATCATCCGCAACGCGGTCACCGAGCAGAACTGGCGGCATCACTCGCTCGAGGAGTCCGTCGAGCGCATCGCGCGCAAGCATCCGCAGTGGGCCGAGGCGCTGCAGGCGATGCTCGATCACGCCGACATCAAGGATCTGCGATTCGCCCACCGCGACCTATTGACCGAGGTGCGCCGGGCGCGCGATGACGACGCTTACGAGGCGATCCGCACGCTCAAGCTCGACCACGAGATCATGCGGCATCTGACCCTTCCGGCCGCCACGAAAGCCGAGCTCGCCGCCGAGGCGGTCGAGCGCCTCGAGGTCCAGGCGACGAACTCGGTCGAGATCAACTTTCATTGGCTGATGGCCACGATCAACGACCTGCTGTCGGCGCAGCAACTGCGCGGCGACGGTACCGTCGCGCCCTACTTCTCGCATCTGACCCTCGGCATCGCCCTGGCTACCGGCCGGCGCGAAATCGAGGTGCTCAAGCTCGGCAGATTCAAGAAGGCGGGCGAGTTCGAGCTCGAGTTCTCCGGCCAGGCCAAGCGCCGCGAGGGCGTCGATTACTCCGACAGCTATCGGATCTATACCCTCGTTTCGGCTGACCTGGTGCTCGCCTCGATCAAGGCTCTGCGGGATCTGCCCGAAGTCCAGGAGCTGCAGGGGCTGGATAACGTCGCGGTGAACAATCGGGTGCATAGCAACCTGAACCAACTGACGAAACGCGTATTCAACGACCCGCGCCGCGTGTTCAAGGACAGCCGCAAGATATGGGCGCGCGCCGTTTTCGAACTGCACTATGCGCGCGATGCGAAGTGGAAAAAGGTCAACGAAACCGTGTTCTGGCAGGCCATGCTCGGCCACGAGGATATGAGCACGCAGGAAAGCTACAAGGCGTTTAAGCTCGACTACACCAAGCCGGCCGAGCCGGTGGCCGAGGTGTCGGGCAAGTGGGCGAACCGCCTCGAGGCGCTGGCGTCACTCGACGGGCACGAGCGGATAAAGGCGAGCTCGTCGCTGCACAAAATTCACCAGTGGGTGAAAGCAACGGTCAAGGCCGCGCCGGAGGCGCGGATCTCGCAAAAAGCCATACAGACCAACGTCGGCAGCTACCGACCGAACATCAAGGAATATCTAGAGCTCGCGGCCGAGGCGCTGGCCACGCCGAACCGGGGCCTGGCCGAGGTCGCGGCGCCGGTACCGAAAGAGGTGGCCAAGGCGAAACCACACCTGACCGTTCACCAGCTCGAGGACGGCCAGTGGCAGGCCGTGGCCCGCGTCAACGGTGTGGAGGTGGCCACGGTCGTCGACGCCGATCGCATGGGCTCGATGCACAAGGCCTACGAGGAGGCTATCGGGGCAGCGTCTTGACGCTGGCGAGGTGAACAGATGCCGGGGCTTGCCCCGGCATTTCTTTTTGAGCAGCAACCGAATAGGCGGCCTCGTGCAACTGCTCGACCTGCAGCAGCTTCTCGCGTAGCACGGCCAGGCCTTCGGCTAGCTCCTCCTGGCTGAGCTGATGGGCGCTGAGCCCAAGCATTTGGCTGATTGCCAATGCGCTGCGGATCCCCGCGCTTGTGTTGTCCATCATGTTGAGAATCGGCACGTTTCCTACTCCTTGGCTCGCTAATGTCAAATGGCCGTGCTGGTTATGCGTACAGTATCACAGCCCGGGTTTTTGCATCAGCCGCGCCACGTACTCCAGTTCAAACCCGATGCGCCGTTCGTCGGCTCCTGGTTTGATCCATCCCTCGAGGATCTCCCGCCGAAACGCCCCCACAACCTGCGCCAACGGGATACCGAGGGGGTTTGTACAGCGAACAGCAACCGCGTAGATTTTTTCCGCCAGGCTCAAGGGATACTTTTCTTCGGAGTCTTTAACCTCTCCCTGCAAAGTGTCCCTGTCGCGCTCGAGGGCGCCCTGCTGGGCTGGGGCCTCGCCTGCGGGCTCCTCGAGGGTTTTCGGCTCGTAGGGGGTCGCCGTCTCGTGCGTGGCCAGCGAATGAACGCCAATGGCCGCGCGCTGCTCGACGTAACCCATGATGACGTGCCAGGTATCGGCATCGATCTCGAAAACATTGCGACCGTTCGTCTTGCGCTTATGCACGCTGACGCCGAGGCGCTCGATGATTGATTTGACGACCGTCGTCGCGCAGGCCTTGGCCGTCAGCGATGGCAGCAGGCGCCCCAGCTTGAGGGCGTTGTAAAGGTCGAGGGTCGCTTGATCCGCGCGGATCTCCGCGAGGATCTGGCGGCACTGGTCGACGGTGAAAGATCCCTCGCCCGTGAAGCGGTCCAGGCCGAGCGTTTCGAAGGTCTTGACCAGGAACGCGCGCCCCGCCGACTTGTAGCGGTGCTGAGTCAGCACGACGCGCGCTTTGCGTTGCGCCTGGTCGTAGGCCTGGGCCTGCTCCTCGCTCGACTGCAGCAGCTCCATAGCGACGACGCGGCTGATGCCTCGGTCGTCATAGAACGCGACGTCATCGGGGGTCGGCTCGTCGACGCCGAGCTGATTGGCCATGTGGTAGCGGTCGACCTGGGCGCTTTCGCGCTCGCTGCGCACCTCCTGGCGATTCAGGCGGGCGAAAGTCTCGTCGTCCGGGGTCTCGACGCTGTTGATCAGATCCATGCGCTTTTCGAACACCAGGACGGCGCCGAGCTCGCGGTTTGCACGCGATTCCTTGGTGCGCTCCGGGTCGTCCAGGTTGGCGCGATGCACCTGGTAACCATCGCTGATCAGCATCAGCAGGAAGTTATTCGCGAAATCGTTCCGCGCGCGGTTCTCGCTGGTGGTGCTGGCAAGATAGGTGATGTCGAAGGCGGTTTTCTTGCGAACGAAGCGGACCTCGCCCTCGCCCTCCTCGAAGCCGAACGTCTGTTCGTCCGCCTGTAGCATCCCGCGATAAAGGGCCTCGCTGTCGGTCTGGCGCTGCGCTGACGCGTGGCCGAGGCCGACCAGGTAGTGACGGGCGGTCCGATCGCGGCGAAGCATCTGGATCGCATCGGAGGGGCTGACGGTCTGGCCGCTGAATAGGCCGACGTGGTGGTCGAAGTGCGCGGATCCGCCGAAGGTCATCGACACGCCGGAGCTGATGGCCGGCGAGTAGATCAGCACGTCATATTTCACGGCCTCGCCGTCGGGGTCGCGCAGGAACGCGGCGACCTCTGGCTCGCCTTTGTTGCCCTGGTGGACGACCAGCATCCGAACGGGCTTGATCTCGCCCGCCTCCTGGCGCTCCTCGATCACGGCCGCGAGCTTTTTGCAGCTCTCGACCGAGTCGTTCGCCATCAGGACGCGTTTGCCGGCCGAGATCCAGTCGAGGGCAACCTGCCAGACGGTTTCGTCATCAGAGTGGTCGACGCGGATGTGCTCGGCGCTGCCGGTCACTTCGATGATCGTGATTTTCTCGCCGGGGCGCGCGAGCTCGCAGAACTCGACGACGTTGTCGTTCGCGTCGGCATCGCACAGCAGCACGCGCTTCGCGTCGCGCACGGCATCGATCAGGGCGTCGTAAACGCGGACGCGGCCCTCGACCGGGCCGGAGGCGACGTGGCTGATGACCTGGCCGGCTTCGTCGATGCAAAGGGTATCCACGGTGGTGAACCAGGAGCGCTCGTCGGCGTTGTAGAACTTGGGGGCGGTGATCGAGTTGACGCAGCAAGCCAGGTGCGAGACGTCGCGCATCCAGGCGGCCATAACTTGCTTGTAGTGGTGAACCAGGCCGTCGGTTTTATAGCTGCCGTCGCGGTTGCGCGCGGCCTTGCCTTGACTGTCAGTTACTCGGTTCAAGCGTGCCGCCGCGTCGTCGAGCAGCGAGACGCGGTGCGCAACATAGGCACCCTTTGCCGCGTCGCGGATCAGTGGCGCGATGACCTTCTCGGTTTTCCCGCTGCCCATGGGCGCGCGCAGGATGATGCAGCCCTCGATCGACTCGATCAGGTGAACCAGGTGCGCGGGAATCTCGACGTTGCCATGCGCCTGGCGCACGCCCTCGATGCGAAGGTGCTGAATGTGCCCCTTCGCCAGGGTGGCCGGCGAGAACGACCGCAGCTCGGCGGCCTGGGTGATTTTCTGCTTTGCGAGCCACTGACAGAACGAGCGTAGCTTCGGCCGGTCGACCTTCGGGCCGTCCGGGATATGCTCCATGACGCGTTTGAGGACTTCCTCGCCGGAGAACTTGATCGGAACCAGCAACATGCCCGCGTTGATCGCCTGTCGCGCGGCCTTCTCGGCAGTGACGCCGGAGAACTGGAGACGCTGCAGGGTGTAGGCGAACCAGTCTTTGTAAGGCTTGAACACGGTCGCGCGAGCGCGCAGTGCCTTGGCTGTGGCCTTCAAGCCGAACGCGAGGTGATAGTCGTTCCAGTCGGTCGGTCCTTTCTTGTCGGCCTTGAACTTGGCGATCGCGTCGGCGCCGAGGGCGTCGAAATTGGGAACCAGGGCCGGCGAGTTGCAATCGCGTGCGAGCTCGAGGGCGGCCAGCATGCCCGCGTTACCGGCGACCGGCTTCCATTGGTCATTATCGACCGCGTTGCGGATCTGCAGATCCGGCCGGCGCTTGGCGTAGGCGGTGACGACTTTTTTCAGGTTGTCGACGTTGAACGTCACGATCACCGCGACGCTGTTGCCGGCCTCGTGCTCGGCAAGCCAGACGCTTGCGCCTGTGGCGAAACCCTCGGCCCCATAAATCAGCTCGGCCGTCTCGAGGTCGCCGATGATGCAGTGGGCGCCGTCCATCTTCACGCCGGTACCCTGCAGCTTTTTGTCGGCGTAGAGGCGTTGCAGGCCAAGGAACAGGCCGTCGATGTTGTACAGGGGAACCGCTGTAAAATAACCGTGACCGTCACGCATACGTTTCATTTGAAAGCGTGACACGACGTCGCTGATGCCTTTGGCGACCAGGTAGGGCGCGGATCCGTCCTCCTCGCCGATCAGCTCGACGAAGCCGTCGCGGATCTTGCCGCCGGCTTCGTATTGGTAGGCATGGCGCCCGCCGCAGTGCCAGGCCGATTCGTAGGCGAGGCGCTCGCCCTGGACCAGGGCCTCGGCCTTGCGTGCCTTCTCCTCGGCTGCCTTGCGTGCCGCCTCGCGCTTGGCGCGCTCGGCTTCCTGACGCTCGAGCCACTGGCGATGCTTCTCGCTGGGGGCGTTGCCGCCCTCGAGGCGGTAGAGCTCAGACAACGCGACCAGACCCGACCAGGAAGAATGCCCATAGGCCGGGTTGTTGTTGTTGAATGTGAACGCTGGATAAGAGAAGTCGTCGGCGCGCTTGGTGTCGCCCCATGACATGACTTTGCCACGGTGGATTTTGTCAGTGACCGAGTCCTTACCCTGTGGGCGAGTCTTGTCGCCATTCAGGGTGATGGCGTTGCGGATCGCTGACCAGCGGATGCCGACGTCGGCCGCCGCGTTGGCGATATCGGCGTCGAAAAAGTCGATCAGTGCCCAAGGGTCAGAGCGAAACCGTTCCTCATAGAAACGGGCGAGCGCGCTTGTGTTGTCATTCCTATTGTGCATTTTGTTCCTTTGCGCAAAAACGCAAAAGCACAAAAGAACATTCGTTAGACACTCGACCGCGTGGTGCTACACTTGAACTTCAACATTCGCTGTTGGCTACAACTGAATAACCTGCCCGCAAAACAGATTATTCGCCAAAGGTTGAGCTCTACTGTTGCACCCTTTCGGGGTCGGCAGTCATTCGAATAAGGCCCCGGGGTTACCAGACCCCGGGGCTTTTTCTTTGGTGCCTTGCAAAGCTATTAACTGCGGGGTGCCCGCAGTCTACGACATTTATTCAGAATCCCGAAACCTTGCTTTTTCCGTTTATCGAATGACCCCCTTTTCGATGATCATTCGCATGCCTGTCACGACCCCTACGACCTGGAAATTCCCGTCGATCGAGACCATCGGGAATTGAGGGTTTAGCGGTCGAAGGTACCGCTGCGCTCCGTCCTGGATCAACCTTTTAAACGTCAGCTCATCGCCCTTGTGCGTATAGCCGACGACCAGGTCGTTCGCCTCTGCCTGGCGCCGAGGGTTCACAAAGATGGTCGACCCGGCTGGAAATGCCAAGCCGCTGGGCGAATGCATGGTGTCATCAGGTACGACCAGGGCGAACATTCCGGGCGTTGCATTCTCCGGCGGTAAAACCCACGGGG